TCTATGCAATCACTCCGTGTGATGAAGAGACAATGCAAGCGGCTGTCATTGGTTTGAAGAGAAGACCCATTGAAGTATGGAAGTTGAATCTTCCACAGCTTCCTGCAAGCAATATGCAGGACGATGATGAGGATGATGATTTGGAGTTTTGATGGCAAAGCCGAAGAATCAATTTCCGAGTGAGCGGGTGCGGTTGGATGGGTTTGTTCGGATGCGCGCACAGGGGAAGACGGAAGATCCGCGCGAGCAGGTCTTCTATGATTGGTATCTTGCGAACCGTGTGAACCGCTCCGCTTACACGGTGATGAAGGAAATGATGACGGCGATGCTGAACGGTGAGATGGGTCCGCAGATCCAGCAGGCGGTTCAGGCTGGTGATACACAGGCGGCGATTGAGGCGGCGCAGGATCTGATGAGTCAGTTCGTAGTGGAGATTGGATAAACAAGCATCCGCCAATTTAACCGCCAAATACGTCCAACCCCTTTTTAACCGTCAGATTGGTCTGCGTGCGCTGGGACAGGTGCATGGATGGCGGAGGAGGTCCCTTGTGGGGGAGGGGAGTTGTGAAGGATGAATGCAGAAGTATGAAGGATGAAATGAACCATGGAAACAACAAGAGCATATCCATTGTATTGGCCTGAAGGATGGCCAAGAGCAAAAAGTTTTCAAGTGAAACGCGCGCGATTTGGCGATCATAGCGTGAATGAAGGCAGACGTGTTTTGACCGACCAAGTGCGCTTGTTCGGCGGAAGAGATCTGATCATCTCTTCGAACCTTGCGCTCAGGCTGGATGGCATTCCGCGTTCTGGACAAAAGCAACCAGATGACCGTGGAGTGGCGATCTTCTTCAAACGCAATAAACAGGACATGGCCTTGGCATGCGATATTTATTCAACAGTTGAAGATAACCTGTGGGCACTTTGCAGAACATTGGATGCGCTCCGTCAGATCGAGCGGGATGGTTCGCCTTCGTTGATCAACCGCGCGTTCAAAGGTTTTGCGGCATTGCCTGACCCTGAAGCACGGAAGTGGTTCGAGGTTTTGGGTGTGCCTGAAAATGCAGATAATGGGACGGTCCGAGCGGCTTACATCAGGCTGTCGAAGCAATATCATCCTGATGCTGGCGGTGATGCCGTGATGTTCGACCAGGTGCAAAAGGCTTTTGACCTGGCGATGGGAAAGCGAGGTGCGTGATGTCAAAAAACAATTGTCAGAAATGCGGGAAGAAACATTTGCAAGAATATCGGATGGCATTGATGATGGGACCGAAAGGGTATCGCAGGTATTCGGTGTGCATGGATTGTGCGAAGAAGTTGAAGCTGCCTGAACCCAGGGGCGGCGGCAGGCAGTTGGCAAAGGCTCAACATGAGGTGGAGAATGCCAGCCTATAACTTTCAGAAGCAGTTCGTGCCGATCATCCTGGATAGGACGAAGCCGCACACGATCCGCAGGAAGAGGGTGCTGCGCCCGACCATTGCAGGAGATACGCTGTATCTGAACACAGGGATGCGGACGAAGCAATGCGAGCGGATCGCCATTTCAAAGTGCTTGAAAGTGGAGCCGCTGATCATCTATCCATGGCGTTTCGAGATAATGAAAGCAGACGATCAACTGGTCTATTCATGGCTTACTGAAACTGAGATCTTAGATCTGGCACGATCTGATGGTTTCTCTCATCCATCCAATTTCTTTGATTTCTTCAAACGATATAAGACCGAATGTCTTGATGACATGGAGTTGATCCATTGGGATACGGATAAGTTTTTTGTGCCTGTGATGGCCCTCACCCTGCCCTCTCCCAACGGGAGAGGGGAAGGCGGTGAAGCATGAATCACTCTGAAGCATTGAACACGGCGAAGGCGCTGGCTGGGTATTTTGAGCCTGCCTCCAGGCGGATCGAGATCGCTGGGAGCATTCGGCGCGAGAAGCCTGACGTGAAAGACATTGAGATCGTGGCGATTCCTGACCTGACGGCTCCCGAAAGGCCGCGTGCAGAATTTGGGAAGCCGATTCCCCTCGCATATAAGACGAAACTGGATGAGCTTGTGGGACGGATGTTCCAGGCTGGCGATATCCGCATCGAGTTGAACGGTGATCGCTATAAGAAGCTATATCTGAAATACGCAGGGATCAAGTGCGACCTTTTCATCAACCTACCGCCTTCGGAATGGGGCGTGCAGATGGTGATCCGCACGGGGCCGAAGGATTTCGGTCACTGGTGTGTGACGAACCGCAGGCATGGCGGCGCGCTGCCTGATGGTTATTTTGTGAAGCACCAGGTCGTTTGGATCGAGGAAGAGATCAGTAAGAATGAAATGCCTGAGAACGCTGATAAGGCTGTGAAGCTGTTGACGCCGAGTAATCATCTTTCGATGCCCGAGGAGGTCGATTTTTTGAATTTCCTTGGGTTGGGATGGATCGAGCCGCGGGACAGGGTGGCAAAGTGGAAGAGATAGTTCATGACATCGTTTCGCTGGATGGGATGAGGAGCATCAGGCTGGTGAGCGACCGTGAGATCTCGCACCCACGGATGATGCGCTTCGTGAATGGTCCATGCAGGGATCATGCACAGGTGAACTGCTATCCCACGTCCGCGCTGAGTTTGTTCTACGGCGAGGTGACGTTCCCTTTGCGCGGCGCGTTGGAGTTGACCGCCGAGGGCTGGCCGAAGCCGAAGCGTTTTGGCGTGTGGCGTTTGATGAAGGAGGATGGGTTTCGCGTGAGCGAAGTGATCGATCTCATTTCGCGCTGGTATTTTGTGCAGACGCATCGAATGCCGAATTATGCATTCATGAAGTGTTTTCCGAAAGACGTTGAGAACGGTTTTGAGTTGAACGATGTGATGCTGATGCAGGCGGAATGGGCGCTGGATCAGTGTGTGATGGTTGGAGGCTGAATATGGAACCCTGGCGGTGTTTGGATTGCAGTGCGACATTGGGGCAGATGCGTGAGAACGACAACGGTAAGGATGAGCTGCTGTTATACCGTGAGGCGGTGCAGTTGAACGATGATGTGCCCGCGGATGTGGATGTGTTGTGTGTGGTGCGTCACAGTGTGACGGGGGTGCGCTGTTCGGTGTGCGGGAAGCTCCGTTCGTGGCAACGCAGGTCGAATGGTTGGTCTGTGAAGCGTGAGCCGAAGACGTATCAGGCTGAATGATGCATCGCTCAAAGTGGAAACCTGGCGCGCTGCGTGCGTCCCTGTTGTTGATGGTTGGGTGCGTGGCGTGGGAATATTCACGCTGGTGTTACCAGCATTCGCTGTGGCTGGCGATGCAGATCGTGCATGGACTGGATGAAAGGCCGTTCGTATATCGGGCTTTGGTCTCATGGATGGCTTTGGGTTTGGTGAAGCTGGGATTGCGCGAGGACACGGCTTTGAGCGCCGTGGTGATCTTTTGGGCGATCTGTTTTGTGTATGCGCTCGAATTCTTTTTGGATGGCAGGAGAAAGGCTGGATGAAACGTTTCGCAATATGCGCATTCGCGGTGATCGGTTTTATGCTGGCGTTGATCTGGCGCTGCAAGGTATATGATCTTGCAACAGGCACGCTGTTCACGCTATGCCTGGCTTTTTTGGGGCGCGGGCGGCTGGGTTGGTTCCATGCGGTCTTTGCGATAAGCTGCCTGAACCGCGAGACGAGCATTTTGTTGACATTGGTATTCATCGTTTATCTATTCGGCAGCATATCTTTTGGGAGGCTTTTTGGGGGCGCGTTTTTGCAGGTGGTTTTGTTTACTGCGGTGCGCTTATGGCTTATGTATCTATACGGCACGAACGCTGGGGCAGATGTGGTGATGGACCCTTTGGATAACCTGCAGATCTTCGCGCGGATGCCGTGGGAGAGCTGGCTTCATTGGTCGGTTCTGGCGATGCTGACGTGGCGCGTCATCCGACGTTTGAAGCTGGGCCCGCGTCTTTGGCGTATAGCGTGGCTGACGATGTTCCCGCTCTTGCTGGCCATGTATCTTGTGTTCGGCGCGGCGTTCGAGGTGCGGGTGTTTGCAGAGTTGTGGGCGGTTCTTATTGCGTTCCTGCTTCGGCTGACTTGACCCCTGAGCCCTTTGGATGTAAGATTCGGTCACTGAGACGACCATCTCCATGAAGGCGGCATTTCGCTTTCTACAATCGAATATTCATGGCAAAGCCATGCCGTTGAACAAAGAGTTGCCGCCGAGATGGTCGTCTCCCGACAATGTTCGTTCGACGGCATGATTTTGTTTCAGGAGACGACCAATGAACAAGCAAGTTGATAAGATGATCGAGGCAGATGCAAGAAAGAATTTGGAGCGGCCAGCGTTGGAGAAACCGATCTATTCGCAGGAGTTCATGGCGGCGATGGAGGAATACGCCTTCCATACGCTGGTGAACCACCTGGAAGCGAAGGGGGTCGGGAAGGAGGCGGTGGACCTGCTCGAGAATATGTACCTGCTCGGCGGCCTGCGGATCACGTTCCTGAAGGAGGCCGAGGTGCGGTATATTTGGAACGAGCACGCGGGCGATGTGATCGCGGGCATCAGCAGGGCGGTGCCTGCGCTGGGAGGTCATTTTATTACACCGACAGGAGTGCTGCTGGAAGCATAAATTACATGTTTTGCACAGGTATTGACAAGGAATTGAAAAACTGTTAAAAATATCCTAATTGAAGAAGCAATGGCAGGCCTGATACAGTTTTCGGGCCAGTAAGACGAGTTGAGCGCCGTCGTGACGTAATGTCACGGCGGCGTTTTTTGTTGCTTCTACCTCCCCCCCAACCCCTCTCCTAAAGGAGAGGGGAGCAAAGAAATGGAGAAATTGATATGAAAACAAAAGCCATTGTCGTTTCGAAGATCGTTTGGGTGAACCTGATCATGACCGTGCTTGCGGTGATCGATCTGCTTTCCACCACGCCGATCGTCCCGCCTGAATACCTGCCCTGGCTGGCAGCGTTCGCGGGCGTGTTGAACATCGTCCTGCGCATCTGGTTCACCGATACCACGCTGCAAGGCGTATTCAAGGCCAAGTAAACATAATGCAGTTGGTTTTCGATCCATACGCGCTGGTCGTGGCGCTTTCGATCCTTGCGGCAGCATGGATGTGGGGATTGGAATGGAGGCTGAGATATCCGATCCCCATCTGGGAAATGGCGCGTATTTTTATGATCGCGCTCTCCATCCAATTTGCCATTTACAGCTTGTTCTCATTCCTTTTGATCGATGTCCAATTGCGCGTGTACCTTGTGCGCACATCGATCATCGTCGTTTGTCTTGCCCAGGCCATCCCATTGTTCATTGCATACAGGACCTGGAATCATGGCGCTCGATAATGAATTCCTGCGGTTCCTCGGCGTCACATTGCTTTCGCTGTTGAACTTCATCCTGTTCCTGTGGCAATCGTTGAAGCGTGTGCCGCGCGAAGTGGACAAGATGAAAGCCGAGCAATATGAGAGCCTGACCGAGGCTGCCGAGAGCAATATGCAGGGCGCACAGATCAGCAATGAGCTATTGACGAAACGGATCGAAGAACTGAAACACGAAGACCATAAGAAGGCAATGCACATCAAGAACCTCGAAGGGCAACTGCGCGCACACGGCATCGAACCATCCGCGCCGCCCACCACTGGCGAGTTGAATGCGATGAGAAAAGGTCAATGAACATCCATCAAATCAAGCAATGGGTTCAGAATAATCTTCGGTATGAAGAGAACAGCCGCAAAAGCAACCGAGAAATGCTACAGGCGGCTCTTCCGCTTTCTGCAAAGATGGAAGCCTTGTCCGCGCTTGTGCAACCCGATTATTCGCGCTCATGGGGCATCGATATCAGTGGCAAATGGGATGGCTATGTGGATCTATCCGTCACCAAGTCGATGGGTGCATCGTTCGCCTATCTCAAAGGCGCAGATGGGACGATTCATGATGACACGTATTATCCCGTCAACAGGTAGAAAGCGCTCGATGCCGATCTTCCGCATGGTCCCTATTTCTGGCTGTATCGAAACTCAAATGTCTCTGGCGTGGCGCAGGCGCAAAGCTGGGCGAATTTCGTAAATAAATATCCGCCCGTTCTGAATCCTGTCTTCGATTTCGAGTGGACAAAGTATGGCGGCCAGCCAGCCAACCCGACATACAGCGATCTGAGAATTACGCTGACCGAATGGATACGACTCGGAAACCCGCCCCCCGACCTGTATTCTGCCAAAGGATTCATGGATGAATATGGACAGATCCCCAGCGACATCAAGGCCATGATCCGAGGGCTATTCATCGCCAGCTATAACGAAGGCACTCCCTATATGCCGCTCGGTTACAAATCCGATGAATGGTTGAAATGGCAATTCACTCCCAGCGGCGATATGGCAATCCTTGCGCCGAATAGTTTCAACACGAAGGAAGTGGACCTGAGCTATTCTGCTGGGGAAGCACCAACGTCACCAGATGGAGGCACCATGTACCAATGCAAGGTCAAATCAACGGCCACCCCTTATGTCAATTTGAGAGAACAAGCCAACCTCTCAAGCAGGGATATCGGGGATATAACCCCAAACACGGAATTTCAGGCTGATGAGCTGGTGAATGGTTTTCTCCATGCCATCACACCGTTCATAGGTTACGTCTCTGCCCAATTCGTTGACTATTCAATCATCATAACTCCGCCCCCCGATAAACAACCATTCGATGTGGCTGTGATGGTTGTGAAGGATGGTTATCGTGACGGGTTTGGCACCGTGCATATGGAGCCGAAATAGATGTTGAATGTCACCATCAAAACACCCCAGCAGATCGATGAAATGATTGTGGATGTTGTGGATAAGCCCATTGTGATCCCACCACCGAGCGTTCCCGCTGTGTGCGAGACGCTGGGACATGGCGATGCCGCCATCATGGACTACATCCCCACTGCCATAGGGAACTATGACCTCGTGAAGCTGTGCCGATCGAATAATGGGCAGACCAGTTTCAATGCGCGCAGCCAGCCTTTCGAATTCACAGATGATGATATTGCCTTTATCAAGGCGATACAGCCTGACGATGAATCCATTTATGGAGCGAAGATCGAGCAAAAATGGAACTGGCATGGATTTGGCGGAGCCAGCGGCAGGCCATATTTCAAAAGCGATGGCATATGGAAACGAGACCTGATGGTGTATGGCCATTCGCTTGTGGCAGTTGGTGCCTCTGAAAAATTCCATACAGATTTCCCGACAGGCAAAAGCGGAATATTCGATTTTTACAAACTCAAGGGCTTCAAACGTCACATGAAGCCCGCTTATCTGGGTGAGTACGTCGATTATGTTTATCGCTGGAATTACAACGGCAGCATTCGAAACGCGCCCACACGGGTGCGGAGCGAGGTCATCCCGCTGATCGAGGCGGGTATCCTGCAGGTTTGCACCGAGAATCAGGCAGGCGGATCGAAGATCTCGATAACGAGCAAAGGTCTGAAATTCGATATTGTGCCTGATCCCGATGAATACAGCCACCCACAAGGGACGGTGTGGCTGTGGGAAGGTGCGTTGAAGTGAGCATCAAACGTGTAACGCAATTGGAGCTTGAGAACTTCGCGCAGGGCATCACAGAAGTGGATGACGCCGATGCGCGTGTTCCGCTTTCTGTGGCCGATGTGCGTGCGCAAGAGATGGCATTCATCAAAACGCTGCGTGATACGGGCAAGCTCAGCGCGGATGAAGAAGTGCCGAATTGGGCTGATGTGTATCAGAAGCTGGTCAATGCGAACCTTCGTCCGCGATTGGCGGCGTATATCGCATGGGCCACGATGCCGAAGAAATATCGTTACCCTGAAACGCAGGACAAGCTGGCGACCGAAGTTCTCGGTCTCACCTCAGACCGTGCCATCGCCACGTGGCGCAAGAAGTATCCAGAGATCGACATGATGATCTCGGAACTGCAGGCTGAAGCGATGCTGGAATACCGCCCAGGCGCGTTTCATGCTCTCGGGACAGTTGCTTCAGACCCGAGCTACCGAGCCAACCCTGACAGGCGTCTCTTCTTTGAGATGACGAAGGATTACACGCCGCGCGTTAAGAACGAGATCGACGATGGCAAGGGTGTGGGTCGCAAGATACTCGGCGGATTGAAGAAACTCTCCAATGCAGAACTTATCGCCGCGCTTGGAACCGATGCGCTTGAACTGATGAAGGAATTGGAAGAAGAACTTTCTGAAAACGAGGATGTGCAGGGAGACCCTGCCCCTACAAGCGCAACTGAGGAAGAAGATGCTGGCGAATAATCACGATGCGATCAAGGATGAATTACGCAGCCGCTTGATGGCGGAGCGTGATTTCCTTACCTTCTGCCAGCACGTGGACAGGAAGCATCCGACCGATGCGAAGCATGTGCAGGTATTGGCGCACAAGCTCGAACAGGTTGCGAAGTACATCCTGACAGGCGGGGTGGAAGGCATTTCGCGTTTGATGGTGTTCATGCCTCCGCGTTATTGGAAAAGCCAGACCGCTTCGCGCAAGTTCCCTGCCTGGTTATTGGGCAAGAACCCTGACCTGCGCATCATTCTGACCTCGTATAACGTGGACCTTGCCAGCAAACATTCCAAAGCTGTGCGCGACCTGATCCAAACCGAGGAATATTCGCAGGTGTTCGGGCAGCTCTCTTCGAACGATGCGCCTGTGGAATTGGACCCTGACAGCAAGGCTTCGGTGGGCTGGGAGATCGCAGACCATAACGGCGGGATGCACGCCGCGGGCGTTGGAGGCGGTATCACAGGCTTCGGGGCGAACCTGTTCATCATCGATGATCCAGTCAAAGGCAGGAAAGAAGCGAGTTCCGAGACGATATCCGATGACCAGTACGAATGGTACAAGTCCACGGCTTATACACGTTTGGAAGACCACGGCGCGATCATCGTCATCCAAACGCGCTGGGATGTGAAGGACCTTTCGGGTCGTCTGCTCGAGGCGATGGTCTCTGATGAGGAAGCCGATCAATGGGACGTGGTGTTCATGCCCGCGATCGCTCCCGATGAAAAGGAATATCCGAAGAACGAAGAAGAGTTCCGCGAGAACCTTTTGGGCGGCGTGTTCCTGCCGATGGATGGTGACCAGCTCGGGCGCAAGCCTGGCGAACCGTTATGGCCGAAGAAGCATGACATTCAGGCTTTGCGCATCAAGAAAGCCAATATGGATGACTTTGAGTTCGCGGCGCAGTATGACCAGATGCCGAAACTCGCCAAAGGCAATTTCTTCGATGAAGACGATTTCGATATCGTGCCGCGCGCGCCTGAAGGTTTGCAGTGGTATCGCTATGTGGACCTGGCTTTGGGCAAGACCCAGCAAAGCGATTTCAATGCGACGGCTGCGGTGGGTATGGACCACAACGGTGAGATGTACATCCGAGACATGATCCGTGAGAGAAACCTTGACCTGTTCATGGGCGATCTGAAAGTTGCGATGCTAAGCGATAAAGAGCACGGCGTCATTTGGGGCATTGAAGACAATGCCTTTCAATCGTTGGTGGTGAAGCAATTTCTCAAGGATAAGAGCCTTGCGAAGATCTCCATCATCGGCGTTACGCGAAGCAGTGGCGAAGGCGATAAAACGCAATGGGCACAGCCCTGGCGTTTGCGTTCAAAACAAAAGATGGTCCACCTGGTTCGCGGTGCATGGAACTTAACTTTCAAACGAGAGGCGACTTCCTTCCCGAAAGGCGCGAACGATGACCAGGTTGATTCGGTCAGCGGCGGGAACCAGATGATCGCTGATGATGTAAGCGGCACGAACCGCACGGCAAGCAGTGAAGCGGTGGTGGTTTCGGCAGAGCAATTATTTGCAGATATTTTGATGTAGGTCTCGATACGCCGCTGAGTACAGCGGCTACTCGACCACAAGGAGAAATGACATGGCAAAGAAATTCAATGAACGTGTGGATGCGCAGGTGGTGCTCGAAGAACGTGAAGAGGGCAAGCCGCGCAAGATCAAGATCGAAGGTGCAATCACGGCGGATGTTGTGAATGGCAACAAACGCCGATATCCTGCTGATGTAGTGCGTTCAGCGGTGGAGGAACTCCAAGGCCATCTGAACGAAAGCGCAGGGCAGGGACGTGCCATTCAGCTCCTCGGCGAGGCAGAACATCCGTCAGACAAGGGCGGGCGGGCCAACCTGCTGGAAACCGTAACCAAGTGGGAGAACGTGCAGTTCGACGGCGCACGTGTTGATCTCACTGGCCGCATTCTGGAAACCAGCAAAGGCAAAGACATCCTGACCCTGATGGAAGGCGGCGTGATGCCAGGCGTGAGTCTGCGTGGATACGGTGAAGGCAAAAACACTGGAAAGGGCGATAACAAGATCTTCGAAGTTTCGGAGCTGCATATCACAGGCTTTGACCTGGTGTTGGAACCGAGCTTCGAGAACTCCGCCCAATTAATTGAATCAATCCAAGGAGATGATGAAATGACCCCTGAGGAACTCCTCAAACTGTTGAAAGAACACCCCGAAGTTTTCGAGGGTATTACCGAAGCCCAGGTGAAGAAGATGGGCGAAACCCAATTGAAGGCGCTCGAAGAGCAGGTCCGCGCGGCGCTGGGGATCGATGGCAAGGCCGATATCGCCGAGTCATTGAAGGGCATGGCTGAGAAGGCTCGCAAGTTCGAAGAGAGCCAGAAGGTCTCCGCCATCGATGAAGCGAAGAAGGCAGCCTGCAAGGACCTTCCGTTCGGCGAGAAATTCAACAAGATGTTCACCGAGAGCATCGAGGAAGCCGAATTCGACAGCCCCGAAGCTGTGAAGAAGTTCGCCGAATCCCTGCACAAGCAGTACAGCAAGATCACTGCGGATCTCAAGCTGAAGGGCATGGGCTTCGTGGAAGGCAAAGGCCTGCAGGTGCGCGGTCCCGTTCTCGAGAGTGAGACGGGCACGCCTGAGTTCGCGCGTGCGAGCTTCGAGTTGAGCGAATCCATCCGCCGCGTGGAGATGTCTGATACGCGCGATTGGAACAAGCCTGTGAGCTTGAACGAGAAGTTCACGAAGATGCTGCTCACCCGCTTCGATGCGCTCCACAAGCAAAAACTGCTCGCTGAGAGCAAGGCGCTCGAGGAAGCCGAGATCACCACGGACCTGAACCTGCCCTATTCCGTCAGCCGCGCGCTGATCGAAGAGGCGTTCCCGAACCTGGTGGCATCTGGCATCTTCGATGTGGGCATCATGAACAACAGCCCCGAGCTGTTGTACTTCGAAACATTCAGCGGCGACAGCGGCTACACTGGCACAGTGACCGATGAAGTTGTGACGGGCGGCGCGGAAGAGGTATGGTATGCGCTCGCTCATGGACGTGTCACGCCAGGGACCGTGGTGGTCACATCGAACCCCGCTGGCACCACCTATGTGGAAGGCACTGACTTTGTGATCGATTACGGCGCAGGCCGCATTAAGTTCCTTTCGGCTGGCTCGATCAATGCGAACGATGTGCTTGTGGATTACGGCTACACCGCCGTGCGTGATGGCGAGATGGCCGTGATACAACGCGGTGAGATCAACCTGAGCTACATCACCATCACCGCTGCGGCAGACCGCCTGGCTGACCAGATCAGCCGTGAGGCGATCGTGTTCGCCGCTTCGCAGATGGGACTGGACGTGGTAGCCCGCACGATGGCCAACCTGGTCAAGCAACTCCGCCGCAAGATCGACCTTGGCATCATCTATGCTGCATGGTCCGCGGTCAAATCCGTTGCTTCCAATAGCGGCGGCACGTGGACCATCGGCACCACAGATGCAGACTATGCGGAACTCGCACGCCTAATCGGTGCAACGAAGTTGATCGTCCGCAACCGCTATTACAACCCCACCTTTGTGCTGATGAGCGCCACCAATGCCGAATATCTCAGCAACTGGTCTGGCTTCAAGCGTGACGGTTTCCCCGATGCGCTTTTGACCGCGGCTGGTTTCGTTGGCAACCTCAAAGGGCTGCCCGTTTTCCAGTCCACTGAAATGCCCGACACCGAGGTGATCGTAGGCAACCGTGAACTGGTGATGCACCGCGTCTTCCAGCCTGCGTTGATCAATGGACCATATCACACACAGGATGTGAGCACTGGCAAGTTGATCGCGGCACAGCAATACTATGTGGAAGAGTTCAACAACACGGAAACACCCGTCGAAGAAAAGGGCGCTTTCCTGACCGTGGCTTCTGGCTCATAGTCATCCACATCCACCTCACCTCCCCCTCTCCTAATCCCCTAACGGGGACGCTACGCAGGGAGAGGGGGAGCAGGGCGAAGGAATAGGAAATGAATTATTGGAATGAACCGATCCAATTCTTAGCGCGGACGGAACCGCATATCGAATTACTGGCTCCGATCTATCTGGCAATGGACCCGTCCATGCGCGGTGAGTTCTTCGTGCCAGAGACTTTGCTTTTGCAGGCGTTCGAATTTGGCGTGGATGCAATCGGTCTGCATGGGTCGTTGAACCAGCCGCTGGAGGTGATGCCGCCGCCGAGCCTGGCTCCGATGGTGACGACGGGATACCGTGACCTGTTGATCGCCGTGCGGTCGCATAACAAGCGTCCGCAGATCTATTTCCAGATGGATGCGTTCAAGGCGGCAGCACAGGATAAGGTCAATTTGTTCCTGTGCCCGAATGACAGGCGGTTGGAATGGGTCAAGAATTTCTGGCCGAACAGGTCCGCTATTTTGATGAGTGACCAGGCCGAAGTCACGGCTGAAGCGATCGCCGATTATGTGCGTGAGCGAGGCAATTTGAAAAAGATCACTGAGATCGACGGTGATAGCATCGGCATCCTATATATCGCTTTCGGAGAAAAGGCTGCCAATGCTGTGCGCGAGAGTGCCAGGAGCTTGCGGCGCGTTGGATTGCAGATCCCCGTTTGTGTGGTGGGTGATATGCCAGTGACTGGATTCCAGTTCATCGAGTGGACAGGCGAGAGCCCTTTCGACCACACACAGCGCAGCAATTTCCAATTCCGCGCTGGTCGCATCAAGCCCAGGCTTGTGGACATAACCCCGTTCGATCGGACGCTGTATCTGGATGCGGATACGGAATTCATGGACGACATCATCCCAGGCTTCGAAGCGCTCAGCGAATATGACGTTGCGATCGCGCGCGAGAATCTGACCCTACATCAGCTCTACAATAAAAAGCTGGCGGGCTGGGAGATCAACATTCAAGAGCGTGACGCAACCATCAAGGAGTTGGGAGCTGGTCCGCATGTGTTCTTTTTGAACAGCGGTGTGCTTTTCTTCCGCAAATCCACGGCGGCGATCGCAGGGATGCGCCGCTGGCATGAAGCATGGATGGAATGGCAGCAATGGGATGAACAACTCGCCTTCATGCGCGCCTTCCATCGCACGCCTAAAGCGCGTGTGAAACTGCTCGAGCCCGAATGGAATTATCCGCATCGAAGCCATAACGGAATCGTGATCTTCCATAACTATGGCAGGGGTGTGGTGCGGATGGATGCTCCCATAACTGTGAGCCATGAGCAGTTGGCGATTAGCGAGGCGGCATGAAAGAATCGATTGAGTTCATGCGGAATCGGCATGTTGATCAAGCGGTATGGATCGTTGGGAAAGGCCCATCGTTGCAGTACCTGAACGCTGGATATTTTGGTAATGGTCCGATCATTACGATCAATGAAGCCATTCTGAGCGTTCAGGATCTTCCACTTGCGAATACGATGTATGCCATGAACAAGGATGGATGCCGAAACGAAGCAAAGGGTCATACCTGCCCGATGGTCGAGCCGTGGTGGGATGTGAACATGATCCTACAGGCCCCTGGCTTTTCTGAGCATTGTTTCCCAAACCATCCGAATCGCTTATGGATCAACCCTGTTGACGATCTTGGCTTTGATCTACCAACTGTGCTGAGCGTGCGCATGTGTATTGCGATCGCAAAGCTAATGGGGGGCAATGAGATCAATCTTATTTCGTGCGATTCACTTGTGAACGGTGATATGCGCATCTTCGATGGAAAGGTTGTGAGATCGAGCGGCGCATCTGGTCATTACTCACATAATATTTCGATCATTAAGAAAGAACTGGAAGATATCAAGCACCACTTTATTCTGCCGAGGAAAAATGAACGACAAACAATTGCGAACGCGTGAACATACACTTGCCGATGCGCTTGATGGGCCCATCTCTGCGGATGAAGGGGCGCACCTGGCCTACCTCGCCAGCCTGATCAAAACAGGCGGCACGGTGTTGGAGATCGGAACGAACGAAGGCAAGAGCGCTTCGTTCATGGCATTTGGCCTGCGGCACGCGCACAACTTCAGGGCTCGCGTCCATTGCGTGGACCTGTGGAGTCTTGGCGGCCCTTCACAGCAGATCAATTATCGTGACCCGCGTAAGCAGGCACGCTTCGAAGCGAACATGCTGAGGCTTGGATTGACCGAAACTGTGATCGCCCATCGCGCCGAGAGCACCGAGTTCGCCAAAACCTGGCAGGGCGAGATCGACCTGCTGTTCATCGACGGCGGACACAAGTATGAAGAGGTGAAGGCCGATTACGAAGCATGGATGAACTTCATTCCAGTTGGCGGCTATATTGCGATCCATGATGTGTTCGATATGTGGCCTGGCATCATGAAGTTCATGGATGAGATGGTTTATCCCGATGACCGCTGGCAGAACTGGCACACGGTCTACCGTTTGAAGACCGCACAGAAAGTGAGATGAGCATGACAAACGAAGAGATCATCAAAAAGGCGGAGAAAGCAGCGCCATCATGGACATCCCCAGCCGAGCGCAACGAAATGATCGACCTGGCAAAACAGGTCCGCGAAGGTGGGCTGATCGTTGAGATCGGCGGTCTGTATGGCGGCATGACGGCAGTGCTAGGCCTTTCCAATCCGAACGCGCAGATCGTTGTCATTGACGAATTCAGTTGGAATCCCATCAAGGAATTGAAGGCCAGCGCCGCCCTGTTGCTATCGAACTGCAATGGCGCAGGCGTGAACAATGTGCGCGTGATCACTGGTGACAGCCGCGTGGTGGGGAAGACGTGGAATCAGCCCATTGATCTACTCTGGATCGATGGTGGACATTCCTATGAGTTCGTGAAAAGCGACCTTGATCATTTTGGTCCGCACGCGGCGCGCATCGCGCTGCACGATTATGGCAACCCGTTCTGGAAGACCATCCAGCAGGCTGTGGATGATTTTCTGAAAGTGCATCCAGAATGGCGCTTCGATCATAACGTGGAGACCGTTGGTGTATTGGAGCGCGTGGTAACGCCTGAACCGCAGATGAGCGAGATGTAAAATGACGACCCTTGCCGCTCTTATTGCTGAACTGCAAAGCGAGGTCCCTGCTGTGGACAGTGTGCCCACCACGGCACAGTACACGCAGGCCATCAAGGATGCGGTGAACGATTTTTCACGCCGCTGCGGATTGGCGAAGATCGGTTCGATCTCCGTCGTTTCTGGCACAGCGACTTATGCCCTGCCCACGGACTTCATGAAGTTGATCAGCATGGACGCTTTGACAGGTGTGGAAGGTGTTCTTATAGCAACCAGCGGATTAATTCCACTCTCGAAGAATTGGGATGAAACATGGACCATTGTCAACCAGCAGATCACGTTCTATCCAACACCGTCCTATTCATTGACCCGATATTTCAAATACAAGGCGGCATGGATATTGACTGGCACGAACCCGAATGAGACCTATGCCGCGCTCGGCGATAACGAGAAGGACATCATCATGCTGAAGGCGAAGGGCAGTTGTTACGAGAAGCTGAGCAATGCCACCGCTTCGAATGGTCCGTTGAGATATTCGTTTGGTGCGGTGAGCGAAGATCTCTCTGGCAATGTCGAGAATTATCAGAAAAAGATGTATGCCCTGCACGGTGATTATGTCGCCGCATGTGAAGACTATAACGGCGCAAGCCTGTTTGTGAACGGTGGATGATGAATAGTAATTTTTATCAAGCCCGCATGAGACTGATCCGCGCGCGGAATGAAGTGAGCCTTGCCATTCGGAGAGGATCTTCCACGCTCACGGCCCAATCCATGCGGATCGAGTATGCGGGATCTCGCGCAGCGAGACTGCAAAGCGACGCGGCACGGGCTGCAACGCAGGCAGTCTTCATCCTTGGCGAGCCTGATATGGACATACAAGCTGAAGATCGGCTGACCCATGACGGCAAGTTGATCAAGGTTGTTTTCATTCAATTGAATCGCCTGGCGGCAACGATCGCGGAAGGAATTGTTGAAGAATGACCGATGGTTTTGAGTGGGTTGTGGCTCCTGATGTGATCGCCAAGGGACTCGAGGAGTACGGCGAGCGTGCGCTGGTTGCGATCCAGGCGGTTGCCAACTATTGGGGACAATCCATTCAGGATGAGGCGCGGGAAGATGCCGTGTGGGAAGATCGCACAGGCAACGCCCGCGGAGGTCTCTTCTTTGCGTTGGATGGCTTTGGATTGGAACCGCTGACTGGCGAAGTGACTCCAGAGGCAAAGAGCGAGATGAGCGACGTGGCTGTGGAAAGCGGTAATGCGGATACGCTGATCATCACGCTGGGGCATACGGTCTTTTATGGAAAGTTTTTGGAATTATCGAACGGCGGCAAATATGCCGTGGTCATGAGCACGATCGAGAAGAACCTTGGGAGCCTGGAACGACAGGTTCAGGATGTTTTCAAAGGATAAGCAATGGCGACATTACGGCAAAGAGTTCAGGCCTTTTTCAATCCACCTGCGCAGGCACAGACCACGCAGAGCGAACCTGTATCCAAGGGTGCGGATGCGGTCGTTGCCGAGTATGAAAAGCTCAAGGCGGACCGCGAACGTATTGCGGTGATCAAGACCTGCCGCGAGATGTATGCCACCGATACGCGCGTGAAAAAGGCGCATCGTTTTTATGCGCGCGATATTGTGCGGGCGGGCTTCATCGTGAAGACAAAGGATGAAACGGCGAAGCAGATCGCTATCCAGTTGCAGAAGCGATTGAACATGAACCAATTGCTGGAAGATGCCGTGCGTCTCACGTCCCGCGACGGTGATTCGTTCTATGAAGTGGTGATCGATGAAGGCTTGCAGATCACCGAACTTTCACGCAAGCCAACGTTGTTGATGCATCGCAACAGCAACAGCACGGACAAGTTCGACGATGCGAACCGTGCCTTCTGGCAGGGAACGGACCGCTGGATGAGCCCTGAGCCGCCGAAGGATGCGATCTGGTTCCCTGAGTGGCAGATGGTCCATGCACGCTGGGAACATGACCCCGAGCATAAATACGGTACGCCGATGTTCAGCAGTGCCACATCACCTTTCAAGAAGGTCAAGGATGGTGAGCTGAATGTGGCTGTGCGACGCAAGATGGGCGGCTCGCAGATCCGCGTTCATAGTGTGGAAGGCGCTCCATCTGACCTTGAGAAATACAAGGAAGATAACAAGGCGGCTTTCGGTACTTTGAACGCCGTGACCGACCTATTCAGCAATAAGAAGACCACCGTGGAAGTGAAGCAGGGCGACGGCACGATCGACAAGATCGGCGATGTGACGCATCACGTGGCCACGATGATGACCGCTTCGGACGTACCGATGGAATTGATCGCCTATGGCGAAGGACTCAATCGTGACATCCTCGGCGAGAAGAAGGATGAATACGAAGAGACCTTATCACAGGGACGCGAATGGCTGACCGACCAGCTTGTGGCCCCTGTGTTGGAACGTCAGTGGCTGCTGGCAGGCTTGCTGCCTGATGCCGTGGATTATGAAATTATCTGGCGCAAGGCCAAACCGATGACACCCGCCGATGTGCGTGACCTGATGGACGCGCTTGCCAAGGCCAAATTACTCGGCATCAACGATGATGTGATCCAAAGCATTGCAGCGAGTTATCTGCGCGATGTGGATGATGACATTCTGAACATGGATGGTTTCAGCGTCGATCAATTGGCGCAGAATTTGAAAGGGATCAGCGTTTGATGAGCGTTTATCTCGAGCCCGTTGTTTTGAATGAAGCCAAGTCCATTGAGCTGATTGCTCAGTTGGAGAAGGTTCCGCTTTCGCGGATGTACCAGGCTTCGTTCAAGGCAGCTATACGTTTACATATTTGGTTTATGGGTCGCACTCAAGAATTGATTAGCGATTATTACAATGTAGCCCAAGCGACAATTCTGCGTGGTGGCGATCGAGATGGAATTATTGATAGTGCAATAGGATATCAGATACAACAGAAAATATTGTCCCGATGGGATAAGACTGCAAAGCAATGGACAGATGAATTTACGCAAGTACGAATTGAAGCAGCGAGCATTCCATTTGGTGTGTTGGCTATATATCACGAACGTCTCGTTCTTCCAGGTTTGAAGAAATTGGAAGAGGGGAAAGGTGTGGTCGATGGTGTTTTCGAACCGCAGTTGCAAGCATTGGTCACAGCGGGTGAGCAGCAAATATATAAAGATGGTCTCACGCTATCCAGCAGAATTTGGAAATGGGATCAAGATAGCCGAAACGGGATTAACGATGTTTTGATGAAGGGCATTGTCAACGGCGATTCGGCATGGAACATTGCCAAAGAACTTGAACAATATCTTGGAACGGATCAGGATTGTCCGCGCTGGGCATATTCCAGATTGTATGGACTGACAAAGACCGATATTGCTCAAGGCGACTTGCATGGTTTGTATAGTGATAAAGCATTGTCATGGGAAACCGATTCCGATGGCAATCGTGTGCCAGTTACAGCAACGCCATGTGATGGAAAAAAAGGTGTTAGCTATAACGCACTGCGACTTGCGCGTACTGAAATACAAAAAGCGCATGCGCTTGCGACTGATTATGTTATGGCACAGCAGCCTTGGGTGCAGAACGAAAAAATAAACACATCACCTTCTCACGGCGAGCCAGATGAATGTGATGAAGTTGCGGCTGGTGGTGATAACAATGATGGAATTTATCCCGTTGGAACGATCAAACTACCTTTGCACCCCAATTGTTTGTGTTTCAAAACTGCTGATCTCATACCTGAAAAAGAGTTCACATCGAAGCTGAACGCATGGGTAAAGGGAGAAGGTCAATGGGAAGAACTGGATAACTATGCACAAATGCTTGGTGCAAATACTGCATCGCCACAGGATGCGCTGAATAAATCCATTCTACCAAATGCAATCAATTTAGCGATCTGGCTGTTTGACCGAAAACCTAGTTTGTAAAGAGAAGTTCCTATGACCTTGAGCAGTGAAGTGAAGACCGCACTTGAGACGAACGCCCCGCTGATGGCCATCCTAACGGGGGGCATCCATATCAACGTGGAGGAGATCAGCCTGGTGAATACGCCCAGCGCCTTTGACAGCACGACGAAGGAACTCAAGCCGTGCGCGTTGATCAAGGAAGGCGTGGAGAGCAAGCTAACGAGCGGACTGGCGAACTCGGTCAATTCGCCGCTGGTGATCTATTTTTATGAACGGCAGGGATATACCAATATCGCCGCCGCGATGAGTCTGGTTTTTACGCAGATGAGTGACGCCAAGATCGGAACGAACGTCTGGCAGATCCATTTCGATATTGCAGTGAATCAACAGCGTGACACGGCGTTGGATTGTGCGCTCGGCTCGCTGAGATTTGTCGCCAAAAGACGGCGATGATATGGCCAAAAGGCGAAGATAAAAAAGGAGATTGAAATGTCATTAGATGAAAATGCAAAACCGTACGGACTGAACGATATCAAGCTCACGAGTTTTGATCGTTCGTTGCAGGTTGATCTACCTGCCGCAACAAAGCTCTCGTTCAAAGAACGCATCAAAAGCGCAGAAGGACCTGGTGACGATCAGTTGTCAACAATTGTTTCTGTTCTCGAAGCCATTGAATGGGAACTTGAAAACACAGGATTGCCACTTGAAGCCTATGCCTTGATGAAGGGTTTGACGACCAGCACAACAGGGACTACGCCTAACCAGGTGAAGAAGTTGAAGAGCCGTGGCGCGGTTCGTTATCCGTATTTCCTAATCTATGGAAAAAGCATCGGTGAGGGTGATGATGATGTACATTGCATCATTTATAAAGCCAAAGTCACTGAAGGGCTGGATGCACCTCTTACCTACGGCGAATTGCAAAAACCCACGATCAAAGGTATTGGCATCGATGACGGCGTGAACGGCATCTATGATTGGGTGCAGAACGAAACCGCATCTGACTTGCCTGGCAGCTAAAGGCTGAAGGATGAATGATGAAGGCTGAAAAAGTAAAACAACTTGAACAATCCACGCAGGCGAAGCGCGTCAATCTGGCTGAGTGGCGCGCCAGCCGCATCAAAGAGCGGACGCTTCCCAGCGGGCTGACCGTACAACTGCGTGATGTGACCATGACCGACCTGATGTTCACAGGCAAACTGCCCGAATCCATCATGAAGATGATGACCGATGCGGCAGAGAGCGGATCGCAGGACCTCGATCTTGAAACGCTCGCAAAAAACACTACCGAGTTCAACCAGATGTTGAACACGCTGGTGGAGGTTTCGCTGGTGGAACCCAAGATCGGTGACGTGGCCGATGATGAACATATCCTGCTGGCAGAGATCCCATCGGATGACAAGCTGGACATCTTCCAGTTCCTGAATCGAGGTGCCGAACAATTGGCCTCCTTTCGTGAAGGAGAGAAGCAACCTGTGGAGGCTGTATAACGCAGCCACCGCCTACGATTACAGGCCGAGCGATCTCTTCCCTGAACTGACCCCGATGGCCGCTTGGCAGTTGGACGAAGCCTGCCTGAGCGTGGGCAGGCGTGTGGAGAACAACCTAAACAGCGGCAGGGAGATGTGGCACGGCTTTGGCGCTGATAGCAGTTTGATGGGCGCTGTGAAGCGCGGATATCGCAGCGCAAAGCAGTTCGTGAAAAAGAAGATGAAAATACCCGAAAGTGGTGTGTGGTAAATGGCGATCCAGTTAGGTAGTGCATACGGAAAAGTCTCGCTTGATGTCAAGGGGTTGAAGAACGGTGTTCAGCAGGGCGTTGCAGACCTTGGCAAATTGCAGAAGGCTGGCACACTGCTCGGTTCCACGCTGAAGAATGTTGGTAATAAACTCACGCTTGGCGTCACGCTTCCCATCGCTGCAATGGGTGCTGCATCCATCAAAGCAGCATCTGACTTCGAAGAGACGAAGAACAAGGCCGTTGTTGTCTTTGGCCAGATGGCTGATCAAGTGGTTGCCAATGCGAACAAGGCAGGCACTGCACTTGGTCTGAGCCGCACGCAATATCTTGATTATGCATCTTCTCTCGGAGCGGCCTTCACCGCTGGTGGACTTGGTATCGAAGAGTCGACGGCGCTAGCTGAGCAGGCGGTCAAGCATTTCGCAGATCTGGCCAGTTTCCACAATGCGCGTGTGGAGGATGTCGCTGCAGCATGGCAGTCCGCCATCCGCGGACAATATGAACCGATCCAGCGTTATTTCCCATTCATCACGAATGAATATCTCAAAACCTATGGAACGGCCAATGGACTGGTGGATGCCAACACAAAGAACCTGACAGCCAACCAGCGCGCCATCATCCTGAATGCGATCGCACTGGATGAGAAACTGAATCCTGCCATCGATGACTTCGCCGAAACTTCTGGCGGACTGGCCAACCAGGGACGCATCCTTCAGGCACAATGGCAGAATGCATTAATCACGTTGGGACAGAATCTATTGCCGCTCGCCCTCAAACTCGTTACGTTCTTGAACAGTTTGCTTGAAAAATTCAACCAGCTCAATCCCACACAACAAAAGATGGTGATCGGCTTCCTTGCGATCGCTGCAGCGATCGGTCCTATATTGAGCCTGTTTGGAACACTCATAACCACGGCCACAAGCTTGATCGGTCTATTTGGCTCTGGAGGGTTGCTTGCAGGTGCGGGAACTGCCATTGCGGGGCTTGGTACAACGATCACAGCCACGCTCATCCCTGCCATCGCTGCCGTTGGCTCGGCCTTATTGCCCATATTGATCGTCCTGGCGGCGATTGCGCTCACGGTCGGGCTCGTGGCATTGGCATGGAAATATAACTTCCTTGGGATGCGCGATAACGTCAACATGTGGATCAAGATCGTCACCAACCTGTGGAAAGCATTCACTGCCTTCCTGCGCGGCGATACTGAGGCCGCCACCGAATACCTGCAGGAGGCATGGCAGGCCTTCGTGGACCGCTTCAATCAGATCTTCGAGAAGATCTTCAACATTCAGAACGCATGGCAGAGGTTCACCGAATTCCTGCGCAATGCATTGGCAAAGACCGTTCAGTTCATCCGTGACAGCTTCTCGCGCATCGACTGGTCGCTGGTGGGGAAGTTCATCCTGCAGGGCATCGCCAACGGCATGTTGTTGGGCATCCCTGGTCTGATCGTCATGGCTGGAAAGGTGGCATCTTCTGTTTTGGATACGATCAAAAAAGACCTTGGTATTGCATCTGAAAGTAAAAAATTGAAAGAAGCTGGAATGTGGGCACGGCGTGGCTTTTATTCTGGCTTCCTTGGAGGTCCCTCTGCCGAAGATACAGCACGCGCGCTTGTCAAGCCGATCATGAACAATGGAGGCTCGCGCTCTCAGACCGTGAACAATTATTTCAGCGGCGGCGTCACCACAAGACAAGTGAGTGGAATGATCGATGAGAAACTCGATACATTTGCCGATACGATCATCTCATCATTACAGGGAACCTAGCCATGCCACAAGCCGATTTTGAAATTGGTACCGATTATGGATCACTCACGAACATCGAGTCGCTTGCCACGCCTTTGGAACTGCCGAAGAGCGAATACTTCCCTTATGCCCGCACCGTGAACCTTGGTGATGGCGGTAAAAGGGGAGTGGGCTTCCCGATGGCTTCATGGACGTTCGCCCTGCTCACCGTGGAACAACGTGACCAGCTCAAGACCTTCTGCCCTGATGCTTCAGGCGAGGTGTACATCCGCACGAAGCTGAACGATGATACCTATGCCGCCTTCAAAGCGGTGATGATCTGGCCAGAGAACGAAGACCGCTGGTATGGAGTGAAACGCAATTATCAGATCGTGTTTCGCAATCTTATCCCGCTGGGTGGAGGCTCATGAGCGCTCGCGCATTGACATCCCCCGAACTGGCATTGCTGCGCTCGAGCACGCAATTCACGAAGCTGTACCTGGCCATTCATAAGCCGAATGTCATTTACACGGCCTTGCTGAACGGCGTGCCTGCATCGAACGATCAGGTCTATGAGATCACCTTTGACAACGGCTCGGGCACGCTGGCGAACGTCACTGCAGGGATGACGCTGTACGTGGGCACCTCGGCAGGCGCGTATGACCTCGGCATGTGCCGCATCCGTAAGGCACCGATCGCTGGCACGTTCTACATCGGTCTCACCAGTGAGATCACATGGGCGGATAATTGTTATCTGACTGTGGTGGATGATTTTGACCTGTGGCCAAAACATGCCACCATCGCATCATCCGTGCTCAGCATGGATGTGGACGTTGCCTACTCAGACCAGCATGAAAATTTCCATCCTGTGCCGATCATGGGTCCGCATGCGGTAGCCTGGCTCGATCTTCCAGTCATTGATGTGGACTTTGATGCCGCAGATTCATGGGTGTTTGATTCAACCATCTCAGCTTATTCATGGTCCGCGCCTGGTGCATCCGCCACCAGTGGTCTGACGACTGCCACGCCCACAATCACCTACAACGCCGCTGGAATTTATCGCGTATATTGCACGGTCACAGCCGCGAACGGCAAGACCACAACAGGCGTGCGGCATGTCTTCGTTTACGATCGAAGCGACAACGGCCCTTCAACCGTCTTCCAGCTCGCGCAATGTTATGCCGATTACGATGCAGGCGGCTGGATGTTCGATATGGAAATGCAGGCCGAAGCCTCGCTCACCGATATCCGTGACCGTTCGCTGGTTGTGCTCTTCGCTGAGGATTGGTATGGGACCACGAAACAGAGCATCGGTCCGATCACGAACCGCGAAAATATCGTCTGCGTGGGGCGTGTTGTGGGAGAATCCATCCGCTGGGACCGCGAGACAGGCCGCGTCCACTTCACGGTGCAGGGAGCGCAATACTGGCTGGGCAAGATCAAGGCCTTCCCCATCGAAATGCAGTTCGCAACGGATACGCCCGACAATTGGAGCGTGATGCCAGAGATGACCGTTGACCGCATGTTATGGCATACGCTTTACTGGCATTCGACCGCCATCGAGACGATGGACTTCTACCCGACCGAAGACACGCGCTACCTGCCAGAGGGGAAGACCCTCGCATCATCTCTTTGGGGACAACTGCTCGATGTTGCAACCAGCCGCCTGCTCGCCTCATGCGGTGTGGACCGCTTCGGAAGGCTCATCGCGCAGATCGATCCCCAGATGGTGCCAGAAGCCGATCGCACCTGGTCCACCGTGATGGATCTGACCGCCGATGACTGGCAGGAAGGCATCGACCTGCAGCGCGTCACCGTGCAGGATATTTCACTCATCACCCTCAGCTCGCAATTATGTGATGCCAGCGGCGCGGTGGTTACGCTTTACAGCCTTTCACCAGGTCACGTGCCGCGGCGTTATGGGGAACCCATGGCCATTGACCGCCTGCTGGCGGCTTCGCAGTCTGAGAGCAATTCATTGGCTGGACTCGCGCTCGGCTGGCATACGAACCCATATCCAGAGATCCCCGTCAACATGGCGATGAACAACCGCATGATCGATCTCTGGCCGCATCAATTCTGCGGGCTGACCATCGCCGAGGAAAACACGCCGCGCGAGATCGCCTTCGATGGAAATCTCATCCCGCGCCGCGTCAGTCTGTTCTTCGACGGCGATTCGGGCTGGATGCATTCTGAACTTAACTTCGAGGCAGAGACCTTCGAAGAGATCAATACCGATGGCGATATCCCCGATGTGGACGATACCTCCGTCCCGCCGTTTCCTCACATCAACTTCCCCGATCTTCCCCCGCTTGAACCCGTCTTCCCTGGCGATGCGTCATCAACGCCCAGCGGTCCCCCGATCGCATTGGGTCTTGATGGAGGTAAAGGTGTATTGTTAACAGAAGACTTCAACAGCGATTCCCCCACCTTCAGGTTCTGGAATACTGGCATCGCATCTGGGAACCTGACCGCCTTATCAACGAATGGCATTGCACCGCACGCATTGCATTATTGCCCGAATGGAGCCTTATATCTCGGAAGATATAACAATCCATATGTGGGGCAGGCATTTGGCGGGATCTATCGTGCCGATTCTCTTGGCGCAAAATGGGTGGAAGTGGTCGATGAAGCCTGGGTGCAGGATAATGAAGGGTTTTCAGGCGGTTCCCCTGTCATCCTTGGAATTGGGTTCAACCCCAACAAACCTGAAGAGATCGCTTTCATTGCGGGGAATGCCGATACCGATACGCTTCATATCTGGATCGGAAATGCATTGGATGGTTTTACACAAGGCGCTCTCATTTCAAGTTCAGCGTTCCAATCTGGCGCATTGACCTTTGGCGGGGGCAATTGGGTATGGGATATGCACGGCAGCGGCTTTGAATATTTCATTGCCTTTTCCGAGGACGCTTCATCCATCGTCAATACATCTTCGAACATGGGTATTGGCATCCTTGGCGCGCACAGGCGTTTCGGTTCAAGCGCCAAGTTGATCAAAAAGCTCGGCACCGATTCTTATGGCCTTATCTATACAGATGATAATGGCGTTACACTCGATTCGATCTCGACCTCTCCCGAGCTGATGTCTGGCATCATGGCCTGTTCGCCTGATGGGTATATGATGGCCTGTTGGCAGGCAGGATCTGCCAATAAAGGACGCTCATCCGATTTTGGGTATACATGGGGTGCATTGCCAAACCTGTCACCAGGCGGTGAATATTGCTGGTGCTGGGTTGGCGGTGTTGGGGTGGCATCCCGCTGGATCGCAGCACGCGGTTCCGTTTGGTATTCCCCCGATTGGGGAGAATCCTGGGAGGACCGCAGCGGAAACCTTCCCTTCCTGATTCCAGCGGGGCGTTTGATCACCCATATCGTTGTCCCAGGATATTTCTAAAATGCCGAATAAACTCACGGAATCACGCCTGCGCAAAACACTCAAAAAGACAGCGGCTCCACAAACGGGCTGGCTGGATGTCTTCCCTGCAGTGATCGGC